CTTTTGCCGTCTTAGCAGAAGTCAAACGTTTCTTCATTCCCGACATTCTTGCACAGAAAGACTTGCGTCTATTTGCTGCTTTTGAACCTGGTTTTAACTTCGATGGTTTTGTTGTAACGGCCATCGACAACTTTGATCCTGGATTTTGTTTACGATAAGAAGCGATACCTTTGCGATTCAAACCACCAGATGCTGATTTGCCTTCTTTGCGTTGCCAAGCTGGTGATGCCTCATCAAGATCAACTTCTTCACTGACCTTTTCATTTTTACTTGACATGTAACCAGCAACAGTTTCCATGTAGTCTGCGGCCAAAGTTACTTTAGATTGAACCCAAGCAGGAATCTGCATTTCTGGATCTTTTACTGTATCACGCATCATTTTAATCGAACGCTCGATTTGATCCAGTTGGTTCATAATCATGCTGCCTTCATCGTCAAGTTCTTTACCCATTGCGATTGCAACATGACTTTCATCAAGATCAACTTCTTCTTTTTTCATTTTTTTATTTTTTAGAGCTGCAGCTTTTTCTGCCTTTTCTTTTGCGATTTGATTCATCACATATCTTTCATTTGGTGCAATCCCCGGATAAAAAATATCATATACTGGCTTTTTTTTCGGTTTCTTAACTTGTTTTGTTTCGACTTCTTCACTCATTTTAGACTTTAATACATCATGTTGTGTTTTGAAATGATTGCATTTTGCCATGTGTAAAGCGTGCCCATCACGATCACCCATCATTAAAGCTGATTGGGCTTTCTCTTCGTGTTCAGCGGTCATATCTTTTAAATGATCGACCTGTCTTTTCAGTTCGTCATTTTCTTTTTGTTTGGCAAAGTCTAGGAATGATTTCATTTCTTTTTCTTTTTCTTTTCTATTGTTATACCAATATTGTCTTTTGAACTTTGAATTGGTTCCTTGTTTGTTGCACCATTCAAAACACCAGCAACACCCATTTCATTGTCGCCTGGATCCATAAAAGATTCTTTCATTTTATTTCTGAAAGAATGAAAATTTGTCTCTTCTCTATATGTTACATCACCTAGACCAGACATTGGATAAACTGTTCCCTGTTGACGGGTATCAAATTCTGGTCCAAGTGTTGTGACGTTTCTCAATCTCTGACTAACTGTTGGAGAATCAGAGATTCTTTTCTTCTTTACTTTTTCTTTGTCTTTGCTGAAGTTGCTTTCTTCTGGCTTTGAGAACTTTTCGAGCTCTTGGCCCTTTTCTTCGGTGTAGGTTCGGAAGATGTAGCTACCGGTTCGCTTGTTGGCGTTCCACTTGATATCGTCGGCGCTGGGGTCTCCTGCACGATTGTCGGCTGGGATATCTCCTGGACCTGCGGCTCTGGGGCCTGAACCGGCTGATATTTTTGGATATCCAGTGGATGTTTTTCCGGCGTTGCGCTTGGACTTGTAATTTTCAAAAAATCTAGAATTTTTCTTAACATTTTCATCTTCCTTAAATAATAAACCATAAGATTCTGCGATATTGATTTTACCGCGGCTTTCTAACCAAGAGAACGCAATTTCATTGTAATTTTTGTTCTCAATGAACCTATTTATTTTTTCGTAGGTGTCAGTAATATCTTCTTCAATTTCTTCTAGTGTAGAACTATTATTGAAGTTGATAAAGTTCTCAAACTCTTTAGAATAAGAGAGCTTGCAAGACTGAGCTTGTTTCCACTTATCATATCTGACAGATTCGGCAATCATTTTTGCCAACTTTTCGTTTCTATTCTTACTGGCTTCGTTTGTCGTGTCAACAAACACCATAGATGTTTCGTAACCCAATTCTTCTAGTTCCTCTTTGATTGACAACAGTCTATTGTCATCAGCAGGTCCATTAATGATCAATGGACCACGATTTCTGATTGCTTCTCTGCGAACATCGTTCGACTTCTCTGAGAGTTTTTGTTTGTCCATCAGAATATCGAAAGCCTGAACCGAATTCAGTTCAACGGATTTACTTTCGGCGATAGCTTCACGGATAATGATATCTTTACCTGAACCTGGCCCACCTGTCACGAAAATTGCTTTAAATAGACCTCTGTTGAAGTCTTCATTGATTCCGAGACCTTTTCTAACATCACGGAATAATTCTTTTGCATGTTTCTCTGGAACGTGTGATGGAATACCACTTTTGAAACCAGGTTTCTTTTTACCATCTTTGTCGATATAGTCATTAAAACGGTTGTTGACTGCATGTTCTCTCATCTTCGATGCAGACATACCCTCTGCACCTTCAGAATCAGGATCTCTTTGTCCAGCAGACTTGACTTCTATCTTTTTGAAGTTGAACAACTTTCCAGGACCAGTTCCATTGTACTGATTTAACTTTTGTTCATATTCTGGTATACGATCAGAACCAGCAACCATGACTAGATGGTCGTGACCAGCTGCATGAAGTGCTGCAGCGTGCTGTAAGAAAGTTGGTCTCTCTTTGCTCGAAACATCTATATTGGTGTCTGGGAAAAATCTCTTTGCGTGTTTTAATTTGACATTTGCAGCCAAAGGATTTTTCTTTGTGTCCATTGTATGTGAAATGATCACATGATGCGGTGCATTATAGTCACTCGCAATATCTTTAACTCTGTTGACCAACTTCTCATGCCCAATTGTGGGTGGGTTCATGCGACCAAAAGCCATGACAACAGGACTGTGTGTCTGTTCGTCCTCATGTAATTTTTCTAAGAATTTTTTCATATGTTTCTAATTCCAGCAAAGTTTCTGCGGGAAAATTCTGCTCTATTTACAAATTTATCCGATTCATTTCCGTGGTGAAATACGTATCCTTCTGGATTAGCAGTTTCACCACCATGTTTATGTTGAAATTCTTGGTGTTGATTCATTACATCAATCAAAACATTCTTTGCAGCCTGTAGATGCCCATGCATTTTGAATAGATTGTTGTAGTGTTTCTTATTTCTCTCAATCTTGCCTAGTTCATCTTTCAGCTCTGATTGTTTGGCTGTTTTGTTCTTTTCAGTCTTTAACTTATCAATAGCTTTGTTTTTGGTGGTTTCTAACCAATTTTTAAAGTTTTGGTGATTGGGTTGTTCACCAGTTCGAACTGTATGATTCATATAAGTTTCCAGATGACCACCGACACCATGATGAGAACTTGTGCCAGCATACATGTCATCACCATGTGTATCGTGAACGGACTGAGCCATTCTAATATGTTTATCAAATTGTTTTTGGTGTTCTTTACTAAAATGAACCTTTGATGTGTCCATTCTTGGATCGACTGAGAATACATCCGAATGTTTCTGAAAGTTTTCGTGATCAACTTCATGTGATGCGTTTAGATTTTTGGAATCTTTGCCATGATATGAAAGGTGTGTAACAACACCAATTTTTGCCTTGTCTACGGCTTTCTTATGATCTCCATGGGCGGTGTATGTCAAACCAGAAGGATTTGGATTGAAAGATGTTCCGCCATCACCACTTTTCTTCTTGTCTTCTTGTGAAAACATCATATCACCTTGATACACACCCTCTTTTGGTGCGACTTTAGGCAAGTGTTTGAGTGCTTCTTTTAGTTTGGAGACAAGACCGGGTGCATGACCGTGGTTCTTTAGAATGTCAGCTGGAGTGTAGTTGACTTTAGGTGTTTTATTAAAGGCAGACTTGGATGCAACAAAAAACTTACCATTTTCAGGATGGTGACCATAAACAATGGCTGGTGACCCATCATATTTTGTTGTCAGTTCGGAAGTCTTTTTACCTTGTTTAATGTGTTCAGCCGCAGCCATCAGAGATTTCATGGCATGTTTTGCACCCTTTTCTCCTTTTTGGAGTGGGCGATCTTCAACGTGCGTCAAATGTTTGATCTGACGGCTCGCACCTTCTTCTTCAGGCTCTACCTGCTCTCTGATAAATGACTTAAAAGATTTCATTAATTTGCCTTTGATTGCAACACACTTTGGTTGCCCGTGGATTTATTTATAATGGATTATACTACACACTGGCAAATTTGTCAAATATTCGGTTCGATATATAGCACTCAATAATGTTCGATTTGTCTATTTCCCGCCAGCCAACCCCAGCAATGTATTTTGTCAAATTCGACCAAATAGTCTTTTGGTATATTTACATAATGTGCATGTTCGGTGTCGGCAATACCATTGGACAACATTCCCAGATTCTGTTGAATAATTGATAAATAAGTGTCCATTAAAGATGGGCACATTGACCACATTCTGGTGATTAGTAGGTGATCTGCACCAAACTTAATGTCACCTGTCCAAGTTGGTATTCTTTTCTTGAATACAAACTTACCAAATAAGTGTTCATATTCTTTCATATCGAAACTATCTTCAAGTTCAGACCTTGCAGAAAACTTGAATATTCTTTTCACGGAACTGA